TTTTGCGCGGAAATATCAAGTGAGTTATAAATAAAGTCTAAAAGTTGTAGGTTTGGTCTATTTTTAATCAAAGGTGCAACTGCATTAGTTACATTCTGGTCTTTAGCGTCAATGGGAATAAACTTGTTAAAATTAAAATTAAGATCATTGCGATTAATTACTTTGTTTGAATCGTAAATATACATTGGGTATAAATCTGCCTTCATTGCATCCAGTCCCAAATTCTGTGCAACTGCTCTTGCGCGTTGTTTATCTTCTGTTAAATCTGGAATAGAAGTTCCGTCCCAATCATGTGCTGTCGGATAGAGTGGCCTATCAATTACCGGCCAGAGTTTAATGGGGTTCTTAGGAGTTTCACCTTTTTCTTTTGCCTCTTTTTGATCCTCGTCAAACTTTTTCTTCTGTTTATCGGTCATTTCCGTTTCAAGAATCTGATAACCAATTGTTGTTTTTCGCTCGTTAGCAAGCCACACTTTTACTTTTTTAACTCTATCGTTAATTTTTTGATGTGTGTGCCACTCAACAATGTCGTATTCAGCATTAACACCTAACTTTGTTTCCCCTTCCATCTTTTGAGTCTGTCTACCTTGAGCCATATCTCTTGCCTCAATTGCGTCTTGAAGAAGCGATCTGGTATTAACGCCAGACGGGAATTTAAGATCAGTCATCTTAAAACTATCAGTTCTGTGTGGTAATTCCTCAATGTCCTGTGCCGTCATTTTTATTTCTCTGCCAAAGAACCGGCAAGCACCCTTGCCTCGTCTATTACCATTGATTGAGGCAGCTCGTGGATCATGTAGAAACGTGATAGGGTCTAAGACTTCCGGAACTGGTACAAAGATATTATTCTCCGGATCACGCTCGTACTCTGAAAGCATAACCAGTCCCCTGCCAAAAAATAACGTATCCCAAATCCAGTCATAATCAATTTCGTCCTTACCCATCTCGTCATAATCGTACTCAGACATTGCATTGAGATTCTCTGCAACTTCCTCGTCCCCTTCCTCACGACCACCCCATTCTGTAGTCAACCGATCAATATATAAAGAAGCAAGTATTGTCTGATGAACTGTAAAAAGGGTAGTATCCCCAACGTCTTTTTTCTTACGCTTCTGATTGTTATAAAGCCTAAGCCTTACCTCTGCTTCATCTTTTTTGGGTTTCTGATGTTTCCAAGCAAGTTCATGCTCTGCTTGAATTTGAGCAGCAAGTGACTCATAAGGATCACCGCTCGACTTTTCGGGTATACCAGCTTTTTTTAGAGTTTCTTGTTCGTCAGCCATTTTTAATTAGTGTTTTAGCTTCATCAAAGCGAATAACATTCCCATAAATTCTACTCGATAAGTCATTAGCAATCTTGCGCAGAAACTTACGCCGTGAATCTCTATTGCCTACAAATGCCTTGTATTGGTTTTGATAAGCCTCGACTTCCTGCGAAATTCTAAACTTAATATCATCAAAGTATTTTCTCCACCATGCTTGAGGGTTATTACCTTGCTGTTTTGAATGAGTTTCTTCGTGGGTCATAAGATCGTTAGAGATAAATCCACCGCTGGGACTATATAAGTTTTCTCCATAAGTAAACACTACACTTTTTGGAGGATTGAATTCTTTTTCTATCTCCTCGTAATTGGGAGGATAACCATGAATTACGTTCATTTAATAATTACTCTTTTTCTTTTTCTTCTTTTTATTTTTTCCCACTTTTACCCCCCTTCAAAACTTTTTTATACGCTTTAACTTCTCCGGCAAAACTCTTACCACCTAAAAAACAAATGTGCATATAATGTGTTTTGTCAACTCGTTTGGTTCTAACTCTGCCACCTTTGGCGACACAATTTTCAAATCCTGCCGGCATTAACTTTCGCCTCCATACATCTGCCGTCCAGCTTTTTCAAAAGCCTCAACTGTTTCTTTAGTCTTCTTGTCTACTTTATCCCCTAAAAGAACATCAATCGTGGTAGTTGCGCCAGCTAAAATGATGCCGGTTGCTTCGCTTATTTCTCTTTTAGTCAGCTTACTTGCACCTTCTTTTGGTAATATTTCAATGTGAGAAGAATAAATTTGCTCTTTAAAAACTACATCATACATAAAAATATCTCCATCAATTTGACGAATATAGATCATTGATCCACGATAACCAATAGCACGAAGGACTCTAATTCTTCCGCGAACAGACTTCATTTTAATTTTCGGTGACGTAGAAATGCTGGGATTCATAAGTCAGTAACCTTTTCTTCCTTCCTTTTCCTCGTCTGTTAAAGTAACATCTTCGATCTTGTTAATTCTAAAACTGGCAGACAATGGTTCGCCTTCCATCCACTCATCTTTTTGCATAGATATTTGTTCAACATCTAACTCTAACTTGTATTTTCCGCCAACTTTCCAGTTTTTAAGAGCCGGAAAATCTTTTGCGGAGAGATTTAAGTGAGGACGCATTTCTTTTGGTTTATCTAGCATAACTCGATTATACATTTATTTTACAGCAAGATCATCTCCATCGTTCTCCTCAATAATCTGACTCTCGTTAATCTCGATTCTAATAATCATATTGTCAACCTTCTGAATTGTAAACTTTCCGAAAGCATATTTTCTTAACTTTTTAATCAAACTCGCTTCCCGACCAAAAACTTCAACTAACATTCTTTTTTCTGGTTTGTGAGGTACAAATGGCTCGTTCATGCTGTTTCAATTGAATCATAAGGGTCAAAGTCCGGCTCGTTCACTACCGCTTGCTCCTGCGCCTCCGGAGGGTCTTCCTCCCGTGCAAATGTCATTGCGAAACTGTCGGCAATATCCGGACTGTCAATTCCGTTCCTAAGCATTTCTTCCTTACTCATAATCTTGAGCTTCCCCGTCCCGTCAGCGACTTTGTATTTAATGTTGGCGAGCTGCAACCAGTCCTTATCACGCTGCAATTTTCCCCCATGCAAAATCCACTCCCTCGCTCTCCAATACATTTCCGCCCTAAGGTTACTATATCTCGGACTACGGGGTTCACGCCCACCTTCAACCCCAACTACTTTCGATATAACTTTTTTAATATGATCGTAAACACCCTTACCGACACCCACACTGTCTAAAAAAATATCTCTATCTTTAATCTGCAATGCCCTCGCGAGTGCCATTATTTTAGTAGCAAATTCCATAGTGTCCGGCTCTTGCTCCTTATACATTTTTTTCGCAAGGTTAAAAGCCCGAAGCACAATGGCGCTGTAGTTTCTGCCTCCCCCTGCAACGTCACAACCTAATCGTTTATTCCCAAAAAGATTATCTTCATCAACGAAGGCTCTTTCAATATCGAGGTCTGTCAAAAGCGGAATCCACCCCAATGCGTCAATTGAGTCTGCATCTGGAAACTTACAGGCGTAAAGAATGTCAAACAAGGCTTCTTCACGCATTTCATTGATATAATCCTCCGAATATCTACCTTCTTTAATCCCTTGCTGATAGTCAATGAAGATTTTATAGTATCGGTCATTATTCCAAGTACGGAGGAAGTGATTACGATTAAAAGGATTGCCGATTTTAACTAAAAAGTTGTCTGTTTTGTCCCCCAACATTCTCATTATGGTCGCTTGCAAAATATCCGGAATTAAAGCGGACTCATCACCTATGACGTTTGGCGCTCCAAACCCCATCAAAGATTTACTGGTTTCAGTTATTCTCGTAGAGTCAGCAGAGTAAACCCTAACCTCACCTCTCCTTTTGTAAGTAAGTCTATCTTGAGAGCGCCTCATTCTAAGTTTATCAAGTGATTCTTCTACATCAAGCTGGGTTCTAATAAGGGCACAATCGAGAGAAAACATAGTCACATACTCCATAATGATTCTGGCTTTCTCTTTAGTTCCGGCAACAATCGCCCATCTTTCAGGGTTTAAAGAGGCTCTAATGACGAGTCCAGCAGCAACAGCGAGGGATTTCCCATAGCGAGTAGAAGCGATTATCTGTATGCGGTTCTTACCATCGGGGGCTTTTCTCTGAACAATACAATCAATGATTTCCAATTGACCCGGAGTCCAGTCAATTAACTGTCCAGTTTCGTCGACTAAGGCGTAATTATTGAGGAGTGTTTTGGTGGCTTCCATTATCATCTATCAACCGCCTTCTCGTGTTAGTCAATGCCATTTGTTTATCTAAAAATTCCAATAGCTTCTCATCAATACTATGCTCAATCCCAATTTTAGTTTCTTCGGGAAATTCATCTTTATACTTTGTCTTGAGGATAAATTCGGGCTTGGCCGCCGCTATGTTATTTCCCGCAAATTCGGCTTCCGCAGCCTCAAGATCGAGGGAAAAATCTTTATCACTGTTTAAAATTCTGTTTAGAGTTTTGAGGTCTATCCTTAAAAAATGAGTCAGTCTTACTTTCCACAATCCAGCTTTAAGAACGTAGTTAATGGCCGCTTTTTTTTGATCTATAGTTAACTTAATAAAACTGCCTCGTGGCCGTCCGCCTTTGTGCTTTGGAGTTTTTACTACCGCAACTGCCTTCGGTTTTTCCGTCTTTGGCATACTGAAATTATTATAGCATTGAGGAAGCTAAGGAGTAAGCCCGTGTTGGAACTCAGACTTTTTGGTTACAGTTATAACCAGAGGTTCTTTATCAACAATTCTTACAGTAAAAAGAATCTTTTTGCCTCTATGTATGTAGTATTTAATGTTTTTATACTTCTCACCATATTTAATAAGTTTGTAAAACCTGTGTTGCTCACTTATGCCGGTTTCTTTCGAGTGTTTAAATAAATCCTTTGCTTCTTTAATACTCATGTCAATTTGAGTAATTCGGTCAATTGCGTGCTTCGTAAACTGGATAGGTATTTTTTTCATTTCATCATTCGCTCCAATCTGTATAACTCCACCAGTCTGAATCAACGCATTGTTCTCCGTGTTTTTTGCATTGACCCACAACTGCCAGAAGTCCTCCAATTTCGTTCCACCAAATAGTAACTCTAGTCATAAAATATCCGCATATCGGGCAATGTTTACAAGCGTGTTCCCCATTCCCACACCTGCGATCCCTGTTAGGCCAGCGTTGATCTGCGTCTGCCCAAATCTTTTCAGCTATTTCTCTTTCACCTTCAAATTGTTCCGGCCAACAAATTGCGCTACCCATATCAATCTTTTTTTTTGAGCTTAGATAAAAGGTCGTCAACTTGCGGTGAGCCATTAAACTCGCACCTATCACACCCTGCAAAGCAAGCCCCATCTTTTGATAATGACCCTATCAACGCCTTTTGTTCCTTGGTAAAAAGGACTTCTAGTTGGTCAACTTGCCAGTGAGGTGTTACAAAAGCCCTATGTATTATCTGTTGTATCTGCTTCCGTAGGTTTTTATTGGTCATTTATTTGCTATCTCCAACAAAACGTCTGCATGACAAGGTTGGTCAAGTGGACACCAACAAGCAAGATTCTTGCCTTTGAGTTCTGCGATAAGTTCTTCTTGCCTAAAAGGTTTTAAGTTGTGCATATATGCTTTATAAAAATCAACTGCTATTCTCCGGTCATTATTGTAGAAAGAACTAATTGGAAGTGGATTCCCCCACTTTGCCGGACGGCCTACATAGATTGTATTTGCCGGCATACGCCAGCCCTTAACTCTTTTGCACTGTATCCTCCGTGGTGTGATGGAATACTCCGGATCATCTCTTGGAGCATTGTTTTCAAACAATTCCATCTGTCAGCGCCTCTCTAACAGCCTTTTTTAAATTAGTTGATGTATAGGTCATGCCAATTTAGCTTCAAATTACTCTTTTCGTACTAAAACAAATTTCTTTTTAGCAACTTGTATTTCTATCTCGTCACCAATTTCCGCATTTGAGTAGAGAAAATCATTGATAGTTCTATCGCTGCTATGATCTTTGTTTTCCGATTGAGCCTCTTTAACAATGATCTGCCGGCCATCTAAATAAGTTTGGTTCAAAGTCGTAAGCGCATTTGTTGCACCTTCCTCTGTTTCCATTTCAACAAACCCAAAACCCCGTGATCTGCCGGTATCCCTGTTTGTGATAATAGTCCCCATGATAACTTTTCCGGCTTGACTAAAATAATCCACAAGTTGCGCTTCCGTAATTGACCAGCTTAGATTACCAATAAATAACTTTTTCATCACGAGTCCCTTTTCCTCGGATCGAGTCCGGGGATAATTACATTAGGTTGAACAATTCCCGGCGGTTTTTCTGGCGAAGGTAATTTTATGTTCGTGACATTGAATTTCACTTGACTACATTTCTCACAATATAAACTGCTTATAACCATAAGATTACCCCCTATCATTTGCCCTGTCTGCGGATTAACTACTGGACTCATACTCATTTGCCCCAGCGCTTTCCACTGACCTTCGTGTTTACAATCTGCTGGATAAGGTTTTATTTCTTTATCTGATTTTTGTTCCATTCTCCTCCTTCCTTAGAGTTTTAGTTGGGTCGCCTCAGTTTGCTGCCAGCGACCCTCAAAAACCCTAAAATTAGGGGTCTACAATCTCTGATCGAGAATTGCAACCATTTCCTTTTTCGGCAATAACTTGAAACCAAATATGCCTATTCTGCACCTCGTTCACATGGGTTGATTCAGCATCTTTTGGCAAGTTGTCAATGCCATAAACCAATTGATCTGGACTATAACCATAAATCAAGGATTGTTTGGCCGTGTCCTGCCAATCAGTTGATTTTCTCCACTTCAAAAGAACAGTATCATCATCAACTCTGCTTTGTTCACCAGCAAAAGCTATAGGCGCTGCCGGATTATTTCCGTCAGGACATTGCTTTGAATGGTATTCAGGAGCAGATGGTTGACTCTGTGGTGGTTCTGATCGTGGTGTAGGTGGAGTTTCTGGTTGTTCATCAGGAACACAAATTGCTTCTTCGTATTCGTGATTATTACCAAAATACTCAAAATGATACCCTTCTGGAAGTTTCTCTTGAATTCCATCTAAGTTGGGGCATACATCTTCTAGTTCTGGAATATAACAGTAACCATCATCATTGATATATCCTTCGGGTGTTTCTTCTTGCACCCCTTCCAAATTGTCACAAACGTCTTCCGGTTCTGGTTCTTGACACTCACCGGCATAATCTAATTCGTGATTCTGCAAATGATTCAAATATCCTGCAAAACCAACTGTAATTGTCTGCGGATTGTCAGGATTGCCCGGAGGTATATGACAAAGAGTAAATTGGGGAGGATTAAAAGTTGCGCTTGCGCCAACTGTAAAAACTAATCCAGCAACCAATACTACAAGACCAATAATTAAACTAATTAAAATATTTCCTCTCACTTTAATCACCTCCTTTTCGTAATTTTTCAAGCGTTTCCCTCGCAATTTTATTGTTTGGGTTACGCTTTAATTCCTTTTCTATTCTTTTTATCTTATTAGCACGAGTGCGTGCAAACTGTCTTGCATATTTATCTTTTCTAGTTTTCTTGGCCATCAGTAAATCTTACGTTAGGCATCCCACCTTTGGAAAGAGTCTGTATCCTTTTATGCCTAACTGGTAGATTCACAATCTCTCCATAATTCCTAAGCATATGTAAAAATTGCCAATGGCGATACACTTTTGCTCTATCATTAGCTGTTTCCGGCTTAGTCGGAACATTCGTTAATAATTCTCTGTCACGCTCCATTTAGTAACAGTCCTTGCAATGTTCTCGTCTTTCCGGTTTTATAAAATCGCCGGCCATCATTTGTCTATCAGTTACTTTTCCAGTCAACACTTTCTCAACTAACTCTCGCAACCAGCGATTCTCTTTTTCAAGTGCCACAAAATAAGGTTGTTCCTCATTAGCACGCATATCTATTTTTGAGGAAACTTCTTTAAAATTCCTCTCACTTTCCTCTGCCTTCCCTCTCCAATAACTTATGTTCTTATCAGATTCCAGCGCATTTGCTTTAAGAACTCTCATCTGCTTTTTTAGAAAAACTATTTTAGACAAAGGAATAGTCGCCATTAACTTTTTCATTCTCTACTTTTTAAATAACTGATGATTTGATTCACGACTTTAAACATTTTGATACTGTCATAACTTCCCAATTCATCCGGTAATGCCGAAGGTGATGGAGAGTCAATATCGCAAGGTTCTCCGCAAAATTTACATTCATACCTTACAGGCGCTAAACAACAATTGCTTCTTTGACTCATCCGTTCTCGACCCTCTCTAACAATTCTAAAACTTCTGATCGCTCGTATTCAAAGGCCAATTCATCAAGAGTGAGTCTAATAACTTCCTTCACTTGAGCAATAGATATACTTTTTTTAAGACCTTCTGACTCTGTGACACTCTTTGCCAAAGCGTTAAGATTGATTTTGCTCATTTTTCACCTCCTTAGTACCAATGTGGTAACTGGCTCTGCCAAAACGCTAACGCTTGCCGGCCATCACCATAACGATTTTTGATATAGTCGTAACCCCAGCGTATCTGACACTCAACATCAGCGAAAGTAAGTTCGCAAGGCATTTTTGAACAAGGGTGAGCTTGTGGTATTCCGCAAGCTCCGGACGTTGGATTCTTTGCCCACCATCTAAGTCCCGACTCCCCTCCCCAAAGTTGAATTGTTTGAGTCGCGTGGGAACCGGAATACTCATGTATAAGTCTTTCAACTTTGTGAGCATGAGTTTCTCTTGTCGTGACAGTCGTAACCTGTTCATAGTTCCTTACAAACAGTTGGTCAGCGTTTATATCAAAAAATGGTATCATTTCTTTCTGATAATTCTGCCTATGAATGGCAAGCTACCAACTAAGTGCCTACCAAACAAATTCCAACAGCCGTATAAGAAAACAAAAGCTATAACTGCGCCACCTACGCAAGCCAAAAAGAGAATAGTGTTATAACCTAAACTCGCTGCTGTTTTCTCAATAGGCGCAAGACCTGTAAGTTGAGCAGAGCTAGTTGCGATAGTTGTTTCAATTCCTTCTGTGTTCATCTAAATTATCACCTCCTTCTTTTAATTTTTCCGAAAGTGATCCGGAAAGAGAAATTGCTATTACGACCAAAATAATAATTGCAAATGTTGAAAATATAAATACTCCCACAGTAAAGTTATCAATCGTGTTCATATTTAACCTTGCACTTGCTGCTGCTTCTTTTTCTTGTCCCAATATGGGGACTTGCATTTCGGACACGTCCTTACCTCCTTCTTACGTGGAGTCCACGTATGCCCACATCTTTGACATTTGATATTTAGTATTCCTGAAATAACAGCCATATATTACTTATAAACTATACTTGTAACCATTGTCAAGCGGAGGGTTGTCCGCAGTTATGACAAAGATACAGAACAGTAATTACTCCACACTTTTTACACTTATGACTTTTCTGCCAACCGGCTTTTTCTTTTGTTTCTTTTTTCTTTTTTGGATCACCCATGTTATCTCTCAAATCGTGGCAGTTCAGACAAACCCAATCTATATTGAACTTGTCGTGAGAACCTCCTTGACTCCTTTTCTTTCTGTGATCCGGCGTAAGTTCCTTCCAGAGCAAACAGTCCTCGCAAATTCCCTGTAGGGTCTTATTGATATAAGTGATCCGGCCTTCGATAATTGCATCTTTAATTAAATCTTTTTTTGCTTTCTCCCATTCGTCCATTAAATGACTCGCTTGACTGCTATTGCCAGATCAAGACACGCTTGCAACATTCTTCGCCTCGCTATTTGTTCAAGATTTTGAGGCGGAGTATTGGCAATTGTCCAAGTCATTAACCGCCTAAGTTCAAGCAGTCTTAATACCGAGAATGTTTCAACAAGTCTTTCAACTTCACTCATTCTGATTCCCTCCCTTCGACAAACCCAAGAAAGATTTTTCTTATAACTTTCCGGATATGTTTGCATACGTCCCCTTTTTTCTTTTTAAGAACAAAAGAAGGACAGTCGCATCTCCACGTTTCATTGGGTAATTGCCGAACATGGTACTGTTTAGTTGGGTCTGATTCTGATTGAGTGACATAGAATTTAGCTTTTATCATCTGATTTTTAATCAAATTCTTCACTTGTTAGATAATTTCCTTTTAATACATCTAATAATATACGCAAAAAATTTTCTGCTCCACTCTCTTTTATACTTTGGACATTTGCCTTAATCCACATTTCCTCTGTTACCATAAGTTCGTGAGTTGTGCAAAGTTCCGGGTGTATTTCTATCGCATAATAAGGATTAGCAAACATTCTTTTTAATTTATTAACTGTCATTTTTCCCATTCTTTCACCTCCTTATTTAATTCTTCTTAATCGGTTTCTAATTTCTCTTGTAATCTGTTTTTCTTCATAACCAATCGGGTCTAAATCTTTAGAGTAATAAAGTTCACTCACGACTTTTTCTGGTGGTGAATAAGTTGTAGTAACAGTGGAAGTAACTTGTTCTGGTATCCCGCCCCTAAGCCCCTCTCCTCTACTTAATTCGTTATTTATTGATTCTCTAAACATTAAGTCCCCCATTCTTTTTTCGTCTTGCTTTTGTCTTTTTGTAAAATCCTCCCAAAACTTAATTGACTCCATCATCTTTTTTACATAATCCTCACTCTTAACAATAATTGCGCATTTTAGACAATACTTAATTGCCCGTGTATTTACCTGCGCTGCTTTTGAACACCTCTTGCAGATAATCGTTTTAAAATTGATAACTGATATTCTTTTATCATTCACTTATTTGAAAGAACAATTCTTGCCCCAATTGCACCATCTCTCAACACATTTCCCGTCAACTAAATCACTCGTAAAATTTCCGGCTTCCAAAATTACAATGCCCTTTTCGATCCACTCTTTCGCTTCTTCCTCGTCTTGAGCAGTTGAAGGCACATGGTAGATTTTTAAAATATCCTTGAGCCATAATTCCGGATTCCTTGCGCCGGTAATTAGAACTGATTTAACTAAATCCGGACGGAGAAACGCATAGATTTTCCTCTGCATTGCTTTCTGAAATTGTCCAATTGACCATGCTTTACTGGAAGTTTTGATTTCAAGAAACGCTTTTTCTTCCTCATTTAACCCATCTAAGAATCCAATAATTTTGTAGTTTTTAAAATCTCGCTCGAACTTTAAACGAGGATCAAAGTCAACTTCCTCGACAATAGGGAATTTATCTAAAATATGGGCAATCGCCGGATATGGTTCGACTCCGGAAACGTGCTTTTGAATAATACTGTGAGCCTCTCTGCCCTCTTTAAACCAGATTTTATCCTCTGCTTTGATACCCATTTGCTTATTAAGCCAATTATGAGGTTGGTTATGAAGTATATTTAGACTTGAGTAGGACAGTTGGATCATTTAACGTCAATGTCTTTCGTTTTTGTAACTTCTCTGATCCGGACGTAATGCGTTTCTTTCGCAGGAATCTTAATTCCCTTATTCCAAAGTTCTTTTAATTTACTCTGGTCAACTGCTGCTTTAGTCGCCCCTAATTCCATTGCCTGTTCGATTGTAACGTCCGGAAAAGTTACCAGCATTGCTTTTGTTACCCCATAATTCCCGATTACTTCTCCGTCCCCTTTGATTCTGGTGTATAACTCGTCCCGAATAATTTTATTCTGTGCGTCCAATTGTTCCAAGATATGTCTTGCAACCTCATGGGTTTCAACCAACTTTTCACTTGAAAGTTTGGTAATAGAATCTTCCTCTAAAAATATCTGGTCTGGTGTTGTGTGTGGCATTTATTTTTTAATCAATTCCTTCCTAAGTTCATCAAGTCTGTTTACCGCTTCCTGTTTTGTGAAATTTGAAGTTGCTACGTCAAATTCCGGATCAAGGGATTTTATGGTTTGAAGCTGTGCTTCTGTTGCCGGTCTTGACCCGTCCTCAAGTTGTGGCGCTTCGCCTTTTGGTTCACTTTTTATTTCTATGAACTTATCAGTGACTTTTTCTTCGTGTCTGTAAAGATCACGAGCAATCCCCATTCGTGCTGCACAATTCTTGAGAAGATCAGAGGTAGCAGATTTGAAAGTATCCCCCCAAGTCATGTTGGGATTATTACGGTGAACTGCCCCGCCAAAACCATGTTTTTTAATAATAGTTTTGTTTTTAAACCGGCACTCAAGATAACCCTCGACTAATGCTTCTTCTCCAACCCTCTCGCTTTTAGTAACAATTAAATCCCAATCCATAAAAAAAGTTAAATCAAGTTGCTCCGAAACATAAGCGTGTTCAACATAGGAAAATTCTGGGTTATTAGCACCGGCAGGTTTTTGTGGATTCATTAACCTTTTGCGTATCTCACCCTTTGGGGTCTTTTGTAGAAGCATGACGGCTTGTGCCGTGCCAATCGCTTCCATTAACTGTTCTTTTAATTGGGATTTATAAGCCTCTCGCGACTTATAGGGAAGTTTTGCTATATCAATTGCTTTATCATTACTCATACCCTTTGAGTATAAGGGATTCTTTTAGGATATGTCAAGGGGTCAAAATAGGTACAGATTCTCGCAAAAATAGATCGAGAGATTTTAAACCTTCTGGGAATAAGGAATACATCTCTTTCCCTTCACCATAACCCCAATCTTTCAGCTTTTCTTCTTGTAACAATTCGTCCTCTGTTGCCCAACCAGCAAATTCATATTCTGGGAACAAACCAGTTAGCATAACATAATAAAATGCGTCCCCTTTTTCTTTGGTTTTCTTGCAAGTAAGCCAAGTGGGATTATGTTTTGAAGATTTTACGTCAATTTTTTTGCCATTCATTGCTAATAAATCTCCATCATCTCCTCCGATCATAATGTCAAAATTAGGGTAAAGATTCGCCATTTTAGCAAATGCCATTTCAGCTCCAAAACCATCAATTGAAATCTGTTCACCAGTTCGAGTATTATCGACTTTTTGCTCGCGTACGTTGTGCTGGACTTTGTTTCGATGTCTTAATATACCGATATATTTACAAATTGCTTGTTCTTCTTTTGAAAGAATCATTTTTGAACTCTCTTTAAATCATTATATTTCCAGTAAAAAAGTTTCTCCGGATCATAAGCACTAGCATCAACAACAAAAGAGTAGCACTGCTCGGCTTTTTGTGGATCATCTCGAAAGATTTTAAAAAATCCCGATTTTGGAGAACCGGTAAGCCCCAACTTCTGCCAAACAATAACTGCCCTGTCTTGCCAACGATAAGTTGCGCCGTTCGTTTTTTTTTCTTTTCTTTTATACTTAGTTAAACTAACTATGTTTTTTAAACTATCCATAATTACTCTGGCGATAATTAGGCTTTAGACTTCGGAATAATAAGGGTGTTTTTTTAACCACGTTCTTATTAAAGCTCTAAAAGCCGATTTCTCACATATTTTGTTTTACTAGCTAGTTTAATCTTTTACTCCGGCGACCCCGATTTTCACTTCGGGGTAAGCGTTGAGTATTCAGTTCGCCACTAATTATTTAGACTCGCTCTGGCTGCTTACTTCCACGAGTTTCAAAAATTGATTCTGTTCGTCTTCTCTTTTTTCTTTTGCTAATTTGCGGAGTCTGTCAAAACGCATCTTGATGTAGGACTTGAAGGATTGATTTTTAACCTGACTATTTTCCATTAAAAAACTACTTTCTGCTGGTAAGGATGCAGAGAGCATACTTTGGTAAGTGACCTTACCATGAGAAAGTAGTTTTTACTCTCCGCTATTATACTCCTCTTACCGTAGGAGTGCCAACCTAAAGTTGGACGGACAAGTTTTCACTTGTCAATTTATTATTAAATCATGTCAACTAATATGTCAAGTCTTTAAAATGAGGGACTCGTGAAGCCTCGAAAGAGATATTCGCATACCCCAGAATCGAAACAGACCGAACCCCTCACTATATTCATACCACAAAAAAAGAGGAGAGTTGCTGCCAATACCAACTCCCCCCAATTCAACGAAGTTAAATTTTCTTACTCGGCAGGAGTTTCATCAGAAGCAGGAGTTTCTCCACCTGCGTCTGAACCTGCATCTGATTCATCTCCGTCTGTTTTTGTTTCGTCTGGATCATCAAAATAGGTCATAGTTTATCACCTCCTTTGCGTAGCTTTAATTATACTTGAAATTTATTCGTAGCAGTCAACCCCTATAAAAAGCAAGAACTCCGGTAAGGGCTGTTGTCTGCTATACTAGAAGTATAACTAAGAAAAATGACAAACACCAAAATCAGAGAACTTGCTTCACTATTTTCAAATTAAAAAGGAATAATACCTTTTAGTGGTATGTCTTTCCTCTCGTGAATCCATTTATCAACTCCTGCTAAAACAAAGCCTAAAATAACAGTTACTTGGTTCTGTGGAAGATTAGATACGGATTCTGTCACCGAAGCGACAAATGCTGACACACCAGCCAAAATTGCAAGTCTGATTATCAATTTTGCAGATTCTTTAATTGCGTCCATTTAACTCACCTCCCCCAAAATTTCCACCAATGTTTTCCTTTTATTTTGATAAACTTTTTATCTTTAATAACATTCTTTAATTTATTTGCTTCTTCAATTATCGGTTGTGTTACTTCTTCAACTTGATCTGTTATCTTATCTGTTTGGTTTTTTTGACTTTTCCTAAATGCTTCCATCTGCCCTCCAAGCCTTGCTACTTCAACTGTAAAATCATGTAAATCACTAATTTCTTTATCAGTATTTACTTCATGCCTATCCTGAACCCTTTTAATCTCTTTGAGTAATTCAATAATTACTTTGAGATGTGCTGTTATTTCCTTATCTGTCATTATTTCAAAGGCTTAAAAGCCACCTAATAAACCTCGCTATAAGCCCTTGAGAAGCCGGTTTACTTGGAGAAACAGGTGTGGATGGTGGTGAAGGCTCTAGGGCGCTCTCAGGGGCTTCAGGTAGAACTTCTGGGGTCGTAGTTGAATCGATAGGTAAAATAAGAGCCTCGGTGAGTTCTTTAATAGTTTCACTTTCCGTTAGGTCTTTACCCGGAAAATTATAATCGTCTAAGTTAGTATCCATGTTACGTTATTTCTGTCAATACAGTTAATAAATCCTCCGTAACCATTCAGCCTGTTAATTCTGTTTCCCCATTGATCTGTTGCACATAAATTAAAGTGGAGGTGCGCTCCGAAAGTATTACCAGTTGCGCCAGTTTTACCCAATGGTTGCCCTTTTATAACTCGATCTCCACTATTTATATTTTCTACTGATAAATGGCAAAACCAGACTGCGCACTTTTGAGCCGGATTCCATACAACAACTACTCTACCATAACCCTTGTAATCTATTTGAAAATCTTGTCGAAGAATTATGCCATTAAAAGGAGCAGTGATTATCACATCAGATGGTGTTGCCCAATCGGTTCCTTCGTGACCTCGTTGAGGGATGCCGTTAATTTTAAATTGTGAATAGTATCCGTTAGGGTAGTATTTACCACCAATATATTTAGGATTATTCCCAAACGCTTGTGAAACGCGGTAATTGCCAATGAAAATATCAGACAAGATAAATGGCATACTTTAATTATTATACATCTTAGCTTTTTTTTCTTTTGAATAATTTATCGTAATGATATATACAGGCAAGGAAAACAGATACAAGAAGATTAGCAAATGAAGTAAAAAGTCCTGCCAAATCCACAGTTATGATATTTGTACAATGCAATATTGCTATCCGGCAGGTCTGGTAAATCAATGGTACTGTAATACTAATAAAAACAAAAATTACTATTAAAAAAAGTATTACTCTTAATGGTTTAAGTTTGCCCCTACTAGTTTTAATCTCTTGAATTTGTGCCGGGAAAACGTATCTCAAAAGTATTAAAAGTGCAATTACTCTCAAGAAAATAATTATATATATTGTCATACTCATTGTTCTTGAATTGATCTAATCTCTTTAATTAACATCCAATTTTCACGCCTATTGATCTTGCTATGTCAAGTGTAACACTTCTTTTTGATAATCTTTCGAGTTTCACGTTAATTATTTTGATCGTTTCTGTGGTTCGATCAATCTTTTTGATAACCTTATTCTTTTCTTTTTCAATATCTTTGTGGTTTTTTGCCCCACAAATTTTTATAAGATTAAGCATTTTTATTTTTTATTGTCAACGATTTTAGTTAAATTATTGACAACATTTAAAAGGGTGGTGACTGTCGAAAGTGTTAAATCAACTGATCTTTTAATTTCTAAAATAGGTTCAATACCTTTTGTACCAACTTCTTTTAAATCTATGATTCGTTGTTCTTGAATTGATCTAATCTCTTTAATTAACATCCAAATTATGCCAAGAAGGACTACAATAACTGCCCCTAAAATTGTTTCCGTTAATTTTGTGAGGGCATCTTGTGGCATATTTTATTTAATGATTTCGACTATATCGTGCGTCCAGTAAACAGTAGATTGAGGAAGAAAAACCGCAAGAAAAATAATAACCCAAAAGATGAAAGTGAGCGTTTTATAGGATAAATCAATGACTATTTTCATAAACTCTTTTTAAGGTCTTTAAAAACCTCTTTGCTTACTATCTTCTCTTTTATAACTGTATTTTTAAGTTTCAAAAATTCCTCATCACTCATAGAAGATTTAATTTGCCTTAAAAGTTGTAATTTTTGCTCATTACTATTTGCCTCAATTAAACTGTTAATATCAGTATCAGCCTCGCCCTTAATGATAGCGATTCTAAATTTCTTTTCTGTATCTGTCGACTTACGTTTCTTTTCTGCTTTTCCCCAATCTGCCGGCGCGAGTTCTAAAACATCCTTTTTAAGTTGTCTTTCAAGTTCTCTACGTCTAAAGATTGATGGTTCGCCTGCGTTATATTTTTTAACATAATCCTTGATAATTTCTTTTTCTTCGAGTCTGCGCGTTGCCTCACCCTCGCCAACTGTTTTGAGAATTTCCCTGTTTTTCTCTTTTTGCCCATAATTAGAAATTTTGATCCACCTGCCTAATGTATTTGAAAGAACTGGAGCTTCCAAAACTTTTTGCCCCCATGTTTTGTTTTCCGGCGCTTGTTCGGAAGTATAAATTTTCCAGAAAGTTCCAAGCCCTAAATTCTGCAACTGCCAAGTAACAAAAGGTTTGAGTGAATACTTACCGCCAGCTTTAAATTCTTCGTCCGGAATAACATTTCTTCCTCTGAAAAAGTCATAGGGATTCTGTCCTGCTAAAAATTGTCCGGTAGCAATAATTGATTCGACAACGGGTGTAACTGATGGAATTTGCCCTCCTGTATAAGAAAGAATATCTGTAACATCTTTAAATTTAATCCCTGCCTCTTTTGTGGTTAAGTTTAAAGCCTTCCAAAATACCCCCCCAATTACTCTTGAAGTTTCGTCTTGAGGCACTCTCAAGTAAGCTGTAAGGTTATTTTCGTCTTTGCCGAGTGGAACAACTGTGTAATTGGCCTTATCATACTCTGAAACATCTTCCAGCATTTCTCTAATCTTGTCGCCAAAAGCGCCATAGAGGGCTGCAAACATCACCATTTTAGGCAGTAATGTGAGCCACGCTGTTTTCCACCAGTATCCCGCGCGAGTTTTGGGATTCTTAAAAGCTACATTTAGATCGCTTCTGATACCCTCTTTGATTGCATTAGAGAAAAGGAAAAGTTCGTTATACCACTTGTAGGCAGCCCCACGCCTCAAGAAGTCCGGCGATCCTACGCTAGTTCTGATAAATGAAGCTGTTTCTTTTGTGGGTAATTTCCCGTTAAGTTCTTTATAAGCTGCGACTTTTGGCAAAGTTTCAATTAAATTACCAGTCTTTTCAATTGTCCCTAAAATTGCTGTGAATGGGTTAAAGAATTTCTTTTTGGTTGAAGTGAGTGGTGAAAGTCCGACTCTACCCATTATGTAATCGACTTGTTTATCTTCTTCACTCAAACCCTTGATTATATCGTTGAAAGTAATTGAGAGAATTTTTGCTTTCTCCATTGTCTGAATTGTGGCGTTATCAAGCTGCCAAGCCCTCGCAAACGCCGGTTTTAATGCTTGCCCATATCTAACAGCAGCTCTCCAAATAGGCATATTAGGAGTATTTTTGTAGAATCGGAAAAAGTCCCTTGCCAAATTGAAAGACTGAAACCCTAAGTTAAAAGTTATAAAAAGTGGTCTGAATAATTTACTATTAGTAAACTTCAAAAGTCTGACAATTGCATTAACTGTACCTGTGTTCATATATTCCATTGTGGAGGCAATATATTCGTCAACGTAATATCCTTTTAATTTTCCTCCCTCAACAGTTGTAATCATGCCTAAACCAACCTCTTTTGGATCAATAGGAATTTGAGCTTTACCACTCCAAAGAGTATCTGCCTTAATAATTTCATCTGGGAAATTTTCTTTCATAAAGTTAATAATGCTGTTTTTTGCTTTTGTCCTCTCAATCGCGCGGATAACTGCAAGAGTTTTCGCAAGAGTTGAGCTGGCAGGATTAGCAATTTCTTTGAGAGTTCCTATTTGTTGTTTGACCGAAGCCGAGATATAAGTGTCAATGTAATCTATCACCTGATAGGTTGCATAAGCAGGATTTGCTTTCATCTGTGCAATCATTTCCGGTGTGTAAAGTCCTGCTTTTTCAGCATCCGGAATTATACTTTTGACTGCCTCTCTAAATTTAGGCAAGTTTCTTTCAATGATTGCCCATTTTTTACCAAGATTCGTTTTGAGATAATCTAATTGTTTCTGTGCAGTTTTGGGATCATACCCCAAAGGGTTTGCCAGTTCACCGCGTTCATTTATAACTCGCTCTAAAAATAGAACTTCACCAAAATCTTCCCAAGTCACACCATTGAGCATAATATCTTTATAAATTGGCTGCATTTGTGTTTCTACAAAACTCTTTTGGACTCCGCCTAAATAGTTCATTTCCTCTAACCAATAGATAGGGTTGGCATCATCATTTACCGGTGTGCCTTTTTTCTTAGCTTCGTTTACTTTGTCAATGACGGCTTGATTGCGGTCTATAAAATCATATTTGAGCCTGAATTTAATACTATCTCTGCGTTGATTGTTCTCCGCAACCTTAATCCGGAATTGATCTTCCGCATTTTTAAACATTGTCCTAATATCTTGTTCACGCTCTGACAAAACTTCTTTTTCTCCACGATTAAGTAAACTTTGAATTGCAAAAAAGTTATCTTTTACTTCTGGTTTTGCGTTAAGATGATCGAAAAATCCTCTCCAAAAAGTAGGGGCTTTTTCTTTCAAGAGAGCAGGATCGTTGAATAAAACTGAAACTGCATCTGCATAAAGTTCAGTTGACTTTTTGCGCCACTTTTCCGGAGCTTCCGGATGCCAGAGAACTGATAAATCCCACAGTTCTTGTCTAACCATTTTATTATCAAGATCACCATAAAGTCTTTTAAGGTGTTTCCTAAGTGTCATAATTCTTCCTACAAGATTTCCGCGAGCCATAGTTTTATCTGGTAAATAATCAATTAAATGACCTATCTCGTGAGCAAGAGTTTTGGCTGCACCGGCAGAGTCTTCAAAGATACTGGCAAGAAGTTTTATTTTGCCTTCGCCCCATGGATAGAATCGTCCTCTTGCTCCGGGCAGTTTCTTTTTAACTGATGGCGTAGTACCCATTAGTTCTTTAGCAATCCTAAGGAGTTCTGGAAATTCAACAGGATTTATATTTTCGTAGGTTGCTTTCGTTGGTGCTGGTAAATCAGCATAAGGTGAGGTACTAGCAAAACCGGAGGGGGCTTTTTCGCCTAAAAGTTGTGCCATCAACTCATTTTCAGAAATGCCTAAATCGGTTGCAATCTCATCTGATCCAACACCAAAAACATTAACAGGGATATGTTCTCTAAATAATTCACCAGTTCTTCGACTTTTTTTATCAGCAGCCATTCTTAAAAAGCGCTTCATCTTTTTAGCGACAGCTTGATATTGGCCAAATTCCGTTTCCTTTTCAGAAGAAGGAGCTTTGACAAGTGCTTCTTGTTCAGTTTCAAATGACGCTTTTATTTCTTTAAATGGAGGTAGTTTTTCTTCTTTAGATATTTCTTTATAAAATGCAACTGCGCCTTCTTCTTCTTGATTAGAAAGAGCAACTTTAATAGTAGTAATTGCCTCTTGTGCGCTTTTAGTGAGTTTTGTTTTCCGTTCTACTGGTAAAGTAACCTTTTTAGCTTTAGGCTTAGGCGTAATTTCTTTTCCTTTTATAATTGGTTTATTTATTTCTAAGTTACTCGGATCAAATATGAGAGTTTCTCCATCACGTTTTTCTGCAAAAATAACACCATCATATCCTTGATCTTTTAAGGCAGCACTTACCCCTCTGGAAACTGATTCCAACTCATTGCCTCTCGGCTCTGCTGGGAATTGATCCCTAACCTGATCGTAAATTTGTTTTTGATCTGGATTATGTAAATCCAAAAGTTTTGCGCCCTCTTTTATTTTGATCTCATTTAGTTCTCCTTCAAACCCTTCTGCAACTGCACGAGTTCCAAGATAAACACCAGCCCCGCCATCATCATAAGAAGTTTCAATTAACGGGCTTGTCCCTTTTGCAACTGATTTGTAGAGAATAGTTGGTTGAGCTTCTTCCCCTTTTGCAAATTCCTTTGCAATAACAGGGGGCAAGATACTTGGAGTTGTAGAGATAATTGGTTCTCCTGTGATTTTCTCTGCCTCGCTTAAAACCTGATTAACGTCTTTATTCTCAAAATCAACTGTATCCTTACTGCGTGTAAGTTTCCGCGCGGTAATATCTGTGATCTTTGAAATTCCTGCAAACGCCCCAATACCGAGAGTTTCAACTAAAAGCCTCTCTGTGCCTTCCGGGGTTGCAAACGGAATTTTAATTTCTCTACCTTCAATCGGAGCTTGTCCTAACTCTGCAAATTCCTCCTCAAATACTTCTGCAATCATTCCATTCCAACCGATACCTTTTGCCAGTTTGTCCATAACTTGTGATGGTGCAAACATTCCATTTTTAGCAATAAATCTTCCAAGAGTTGCTCTCTTTAGAAAATCAATGGGCTTTTCAACTATCCCTCCGGCTCGCTCGCTGTAAAACTCAATGAAAGTTGTTCCGAAAGACTTAGCAAGTGCCTTCTCAAAAGTATCGCCATGCTTATCAATCTCTTTTATAAAAGCCTCGCCATTTTCTCCTGTAGTCAATTCATATTCCGGAAGCATATATCGTGCCGTATTTTCTGCAAGTCTGGGAACATTAACTCCTGTTTGCGCTGCTGATCCGATAGCATAGGCTGCGACTTTTGCTGCGACTTTTGGCAAAAGTACCTTTTCCGCACCCTTCATAGTAATTGCTTTGCCGGCACTAAATGCTCCGCTTGTCGCCATAAACTCAATAGCAAAAGTAGGAATACCGGCAAGAGTTTGTCCTGCCATATACCCGATACCACGATCTAAAATCTTTTCTTTTTCTTTAGCGTTAAAAACTGTTACGAGTGATTTATCGTAAGGAGTTAATTCCATTCCTGCTTTTTCTTTTTCAAGTGCAAGTTTCGTATCATACATTTCCTTCACCGAAAAAACCGATCCAGTAAAAGGAATCTTTTTTTCGACTTCTCTTGCACCCTCCAAAACTCCTTTGAAAAAACCTTTGTCGACTGGATCGTGGCCGGAAACTTCACGAAGTATGGTTGCTGCCTTTTCGAGATTAAGAAGCTCATTTAACTTCTGGCTTCTTTCTGTTTTGAATAATCTTTCCGGAGCAAGTCTAGCAACTGTTCTTACAGCTTTTCCGAGTTTGGGATGTTTTTCTTCAAGAGTTCCTTTTTTGAGTTGCTGGATTCTATCTTCAATTTCGACTAAATCTTTTTGTGCAGATAAAACTAATTGATCTGTGCTAATAGTTTCGTTTTCAATAACATAAGGATTTTCTTCTTCGGTTGGAGCAATGCCTATAGCTTCTTCTGCTTTTTTAGGAAGTATTAAACGAGCTGCACCCCTAAGAGCTTCTTTGCCAAGTTTAGCTGCACCACCAGCTACTTTTCTAATCAAAGATTCTTTTTCCGGTTTTACTTCTTCTTTTGCTTTTTGAGAAGGGGTGAGGATAGTCTGTCGATCTTCTTCCTCTAAATTGTCGACATTATAATAAGCACGGAGAAATTGAGAAGATCGCTGTTGAGGAGTTTCTTCCTCAGCTATTACGTCCTCGTCCTCATCTTCATCAAGTTTGAAGTAATTTCTCAGTAGACTTGCCATTTTTACTTGTATTTAGCATAAATATCTGCAATATCTTTAGGGTCTTCTACAGGTTTTCCAAACGCTTTACCTGCGTCAGATTGCCCATAAGCAGCATAAATTTGAGAGAGGCTCATATCACCAGCATATCTTTGAACCAATTGTGGAAAGATTCCAATTTCTTCTTTACCTACCTTAACCGACTGAATACTCTTAGCATCAGAGAAAAATCTTGCTTCGGACTTCTCTGCACCAGTTGCTTCTTTTGGTGTAGGTCTAAGACCAGTCTGAATTACTTTCATTTGACCATTCTCTCCGACAACCAAAGCCTCTCCGGTTTTTTCATTTACTGTAAGCAGTCGATCTTTTGCGCTCATGTGCAAGTTGGACGTAAATCCTATTGGCAGTCCTGATTGAACCTCAAGCCTATTAAGCATTAACTTTTGATCTGCCCCCAAACTTCCGTAGTCCAAATTGCCTTCCATCAAAGCTGTTGCATAAATTTGCAAGTTCGCTCTTGCGTTATCACGTTGTCGTTGTCGCTCATCTAATTCATCTCGTCTAAGCCCACGCCACAAGTCGTAAACTTGAAGATTTTTAGTAAATTCGTCATTATAACGATTAACTGCGTCCTCATAGTCCTGCCCTCCAAGCTGAACATATAAACTGATAACATTATTAGCTGTATTGAGTTCATCAATTACTCGACTTTTTTGCCTTCCAATAAAATCAAGATTCTCCTGCGCCATTCGAGTCTGTTCTGAAATCCTGCTCTCAATAACCCCCATAGCAACGGGCTTGCCACGTTCTCCTGCAACATTTACCCTTAATTGAGCGTGAGCTTCATCTTCTTGCGCTTTTAGATCATTAAGTCTTGTTTCAAGATCAGTCACACCCATTTGTTCCCTACGTGTTTCAAATTCCTGAACACGACTAAATGGCGCTGGTGCTTCGCCTTTTGGCAAAAGTTGAGTTCTTAATTCCTCCACGCTGGGCGTAGAAACTCCGTCACCGAATCCTTGTTGTTTGAGTCCGGGTTCAACTACCTCTGCCCAATAAGTATCATCCCAAACTCCCGTTGATGGATTAACTGCATATTGTTTCCCTGTGGTCGGATTTATGTCAGTTTTACTCGGCATACGCCCACTTGGAGCTGCTAGAGCCGACTGGAAGCTATTAAGATAAGTTGAAACCTGTTGAGTATTTTGAAAACTTGGAGTTGTTGGCGCAGATTGAGCAGGTGCAGAAGTCACACCCCCACCTAATAATTTGCCTAAAAGTTGTGTATTTTGCTGTGCAGTTCCCGAATAAGTGCTTGCTGATCCAAGCCCATATTGTTCGTAAAGAGGCGCTCGTTGTTGAACCGAAGGCAAACCTTGACCTTTTGATGAGTAGTATTGAGCAAGATTAGTTGGTGTCGCCATTTACTTTATTATACATTTCTAAGAGAGTAAGCGGTAATCAGTTAAAAAATAATGAAACGCAAAATCTTTCGCAGCATTATTTGAAGGACTACATGGGCCAATTCCTCCTGATTCCGCTTTTCGAGAAATTCTGAAACGAATTTTAGTAGTGTCAATTGAAACTTCTTCCTCCGTAAAAATGGTTGGAGGTACAAAACCAACAGGGTGTGGAAGAAAAGATATGCTTTTTCTCCCCCATTCGCCAAAAAGAATAATGTGTCCTGCGTATCCCAAAGAATGATTCACGTCAACAAAATCAGTTGTTTCAACTATTTGTGGAGGACAGGGCGCATTGCACGCTTGCGCTGATACTGTTACGTTCCCTTCTTGGACTATTTTGAGTAATTTATATTCGCTAGTTATCGACTTTAAATAATCGGCAGCCGTTAAAACATCATCATTTGTTTTAGAGAATTTCATTCCAATATCACCTTTTATCAAACTCAAAGGGGCAGATGGTAGATCAATTGCCGGATCAACATAAGCAACGTAAACAAGAGAATCTGCCGAAGTAGCTGTTAAATAAAGATTGCTATTATCAGTTTTAATTTTGCCGTAGTTATGGTTTGTGAGATTACCAGTCCACTCAATTTCTCTGTCAAAATAATAATAATAAGCTCCGCCATTAAGAATATATCCTTGAGTTCTTAGGGGATACCCAAAAGGCGTAGCGATTGTTTGCGAAGTACCGGAGATTTTCCCCGACTGCCAAATTTTAGGATGTCGATAGGCACTTGAAAAAGCTAATTGAGCAGGAGTAGCAGTCAAAACGTCATTTGTGCCAGAGGCTTTAATTCCGATATTTCCCATTATTGAATCTCCGATTCAACATAAATTTTACACAAAATTGCCCGAACGTGATCGTGTCCGTGAGGAACGTCAGCCCCCCCATAATATCCGACTGCTATTTTAATATAGGTATTTGTTACCTCAAAAACAAACCCACACGAAGGTTCAGTATCATCACTTCTGCCGGGAATCCTGAACATTTTTCCATTATGATCCTCAAAATACATTTCATAGGCCGGTTTGTAACCTAAATTGTGCGTAAATGTTACAAAAGTTTCACCAGTACCAGTTCCGGGGATAGTAACAGAGGTTGCAAAAGTCTGTGTATCTGTATTGTCTAACTGTTTAAGAGTAAAGTATTTTGTAGTAAAAGCCAACTGTTCATCTGTTGCAGACAAAACATCAATGTTGCTATCTGTGTCAACAAATTTTACTCCAATATCGCCCATAATTAAAATCCATTTACTTGAAATCCTGCAAAAAAAATATTCTTTGTGCCATCATTGATGATTACACCATACATTAAATTACCATTTGCATCCTTACCAAAGTTACCCATTTTTACATAACCGGACTCTCCTGCACGAACTCTGATCCCTCCTCTAAAATCAGTATCGTTGTCTAAGTTGGACAAATTAAATACTCCTTGTGTACGAGGTAGTGGTTTATTTTCAATGTCTATAAATCCTGATTTAGTCATATATCTCTTGGGAAAATTCCTGCTGATTCAATTGTTGGTGCGTCATTACTATTTGCCGTAATAGTTACTTTCATTTGCGCTGTCGTACCGGAAGGATTCTCGTTTGGAGCTTCAACAACTTTTCTGTCAGTATCATTTACGATTGTTGTAGCAGTATAACTACCTGCGTGATTCATTTTATAACCGATAGCAATAGCGGTACTGGCAGGTAAAGATTCGTAAGCAACAAGGAAATTACCAAAGTTTTGGAGCATTTCTCGTTCAATAATAGCAACACGACTTTCAAAATAAGCCCCGTCTAGCTTGTTAGAGTAATCTATTTTATCTATCCCAAAAGTTGACCCGTTTTTCCACGCTATTAAAACGTCAAAACCAGCTACTACAATTGCTCCTATCTCTATTCCTGTCAAAACAAAGGCTCCCCCGCTTCTTTCAGATATTGGAAAAGAGAAATCCAAAACAAGAGGATAATTACGAGCATATTTCCCCATCACATAAACCCCTTGATTAGCAGGATTGCCAGTATTATTTGAAAACCCAAACAACATTAAACCATGTAAATTACCAACAGAACCGGGATGCACAACAGCCTTTTTTGTATCCGAATAATCACCCGGAACTCTTTTAAATTGCTCTAGTGTTTCTCCGTTGTAATAATAGATATTGCCAGCCAGCCCAGCATTTACCAAAACGAAATTATCAGCTTGTAAAAATGCGTTAATGCCAGCTTCTTCAATTGGATCAGAAGACGTAAAGCTAACACTCAAGGTATTCCAAATTAGTATCTCTGTTTTGTTGACGTTATCTGCTATGTAAGTTCCAATCAGAAGGTTTGTTCTAAGAACTCCCAGAGATTTAATTCTATAAGGAGGTTTTATGTCTAAGGCATCTCTTGAAAAAGTTTGGTTATCAACCTGATGAACTAAGTGTCTATCTCCAATAAAAAGAATTAAATTCTGTATCTCCATTGGGTGAAATTCTGGATCAGAAGTTGTATAGATTTTAATGTTTCCACCTTCTAAGTCCGTTGTGACATTGGAAACTACTGTTCCATCTGCAACTGTGGAATGAATATGAATGTGGTGAGCGTCCCCAACTACAGGATAAATAACGGAAGCAAATTCAAAAATGTTAAAGCCGGCTGCTAAACTGGCATTTACAATTGTTTTAGAACCAATTGAATTATTAGCTGCATCATGGACAGTAACAGTCCAGTCCCCCGTACCTTTTGCTCCTATATTGACCCCTACAGCCTCTAAGCCCCTCTTAACAGGTGTGTACGTCTGTCTGTGTGTTACACCTTCATTTACGCCAGTCGTGAGTGTATAAGTCTGTCCAGTACCTCCTAACGCTGCTTGATCTAAGTTTATTTCTTGCCAATCTTCAACTGCGTTAGTTGCCCAATCGGAAAGTCCTGAAACTGCAATTCTGTGCAGTCTTTTTTCGGTTGCCCAATAAATATATCCGTTATATTCTTTTGCACCTAAACAACCAGCACCGCCTTTGTCGGGAGTAGTTGTGTGAGCTAAACTAACTGTGAATGTAGAGGTTACTTTCCAAACTTTACCAGTAGTTGAGGAGAAAAAATAACTATTACCATCAGAACAGGGAATCCCGACTTTCGCAAAAGCGTCAACTGTTGAAGCGCTAATCTTAGTTAATTTCTGTCTAACTTTTAAAAGACCGGGCGTTGAGTGAAGATCAAATCCAACAAGTTCCGCGAGTGAATGTTCAATTCCGGAAAATTTTGAATCTGCAAGGCCACCAAGATTAAAATTGTCAATTACAATAGGTTTCGCTTTGGCCATATCTTTAGTTTAGCATTTTATATTAAGTTCGGTGGTTTATCTGCTTTTACCCAAGTTGAAGTTGATTCAACTGCGATTGTCCAAGTTGTTGTACTTTCTGCAACTATAGTCCATGTAGCTATGCTTTCTACACTTGGACTCCATGTTGCCGTTGATTCAGCAACTTTTGTCCATGTGCCTGCGCCTTCCGGAACTGGAATCCAAATACTGACTTTTGGCGGAATCTCAAAAAACTTAGTATCAATGATTGCCCATGCCGGGTACAGCCATTGCCATCTTTTAACATCCCACCTCGGCTCTGAAAGTGGTCGCCACCACTTATCAAGATTGACTCCTTCTGCCCTTGTCATTGCAAGCGGATCAATAACAGCCCAAGCAGGATACAAGAACTGCCATCGTTTTCTGTCCCAACGAGGTTCAGATAATGGTCTAAACCATCTGTCGAGTTTTATATCTTCTGCTCTAGTGAGGGTAACAGGATCGATAACTGCCCATGACGGATAGAGGAATTGCCACCTGCGAACATCCCAGCGTGGTTTTGAAAGTTCTGTAAACCACTTGTCCAGAGTTATTCTTTCACCTACAAGTTGTGGTGCTTCTGCTCTTTGCTGATACTGATAATGCGATATGAAAATGACCTCTATATTTGCTCCGCCAGCCAATACCGGCACAATTATTACCTTATTCGGTTGAAACAAAGAAGGATATAAATGTGGTGTTGCTTTGTATCTAAATGGCGGTACTGAAAGCTCCCTAAACCATTTATCAAGAGATGTTTCTTCTGGTGGGACAAAAACTCCCGGCCAGTAGAAAAGTGGCGGATACAGATATTGATTCCTGTCACCTATTAACTTTTGTGGTTTAGACCATTCTTGATACCACTTATCGAGGGTTATATTTTCTGCTTCTTGGCCGGGCGCTGCAATAGGTTTTGCCCATGTTTGATATTGAGTTACTCTTGGGTAATAAATAACTGTAGAGTTCGGGCTGAAAACCGCAAGCTGTTGAAATATAAAACTTTGAACTAAAGATGGGTAAGTAAATTGCCAACGTGGTCTATCTCGTCTTGGCGTTGATAATTCAGCAAACCACTTGTCTAAGGTGATGGTTTCTGCTTGTGTTAAAGCAAAAGAATCAACTGAGAATGTTGGGTAAAAATACTGCCAATTGATCGCGCCTTTTGGCGGACGTTCAGTTTCTCTAAACCACTTGTCAAGAGTAATGTCCTCAACAGTAATTATCGGATTAGGCCAGAAGAAGAATGAGGAATATTGGTACTCGTTATGAATTGCACTTTTAGGAGGTCTTTGAAATTCTTGGAACCATTTATCTAAAGTTATTCTTTCACCGACAGTTAACTGTGTTGCATCAATTACAAACGACGGGTATAAAAATTGCCATCGTGGTTTATCCCATTGAGGAGTTGAGAGCGCCCTGAACCACTTATCAAGATCAATTCGTTCTGCCTGTGTAAGTTGTTTATTATCAATTTCAAAATACGGATAAAGATGTGGCGTTGCCTTATATCTAAATGGTGGAGTTGACAATTCTCTAAACCATGAATCAAGACCAATTTCTTCGCCTTGAGTTAATTGGCGTGCGTCAATCGTGAATGAGGGGAATAAATATTCCCAGTGCTTAAATCCTTTTGGAGGTTCTTCTGTTGGTTGCCACCATTTATCAAGAGAGATGTCCTGTTGTCGTAATAGGGTAGCTGTGTCAATTACAGTCCATGAAGGATACAGATATTGCCAACGCTTACGATCCCGTTGAGGTTCAGCAAGTGGCCTAAACCATTTATCAATTGTGATTTTTTCACCTAATGTAAGTTGCCTTGCATCTATAACGAATGGCGGATATAAATATTCGTTATGAACTTTGCCCCAAACTCTGTCTGGAAATTGCGGTCGCCACTTATCATAAGTGATTCTTTCACCTTGAGTGAGTTGAAATGGATCAATTATGAATGAAGGATACAGCCATTGATTTCTTTGAAAATCTCGTCTTGGAGTCGAAAGTTCACGATACCATTTGTCTAATGTAACAGTTTCCGGTGCAGCAGCAATAGCTTCCGGATGCCAAACTAGTGATGGGTAAAGATGAGGTGTTGCTTTGGGCTTATGTGGAGGCAGAAATGCCTCTTGCTGCCATTTGTCGGGAGTCGTTCTTTCTTGCCAACCAAAATCCGGAATATCGTAACAAACACTCAACTCACAATGGTCAAGATCAATAGAAGTTACGTTGAAAGAATCACATCGAAGTCTAACCTCTAAAGTTGCATCATCAAAATCAGAAGGAACAAAGCCAGTGTAACCCCAAGTATTAGTATCTCCTCCTAAGTTCTGGACTACATCACTGGTACTATCGGTGTCAAAACTGCTGTTACTACCAGACCTAAAAGTTCCTCCACCCTTAATTAAGACTTGAATTATATGATTAAGACCAGCGCCGGTAACTTTCCCTTCAACATTTACTTTCATCCCCCTAATTCTGGCGTTGCTGGGAATTCCAAAACTGCCATAATTACCTGTATCCATTACGTCGTTAAGGGCATCAAAAACGGCATAAAGATCATTAGAACTTACAATGTTACCCGGAGTGGTTACGCTCGTCGCTTCATTAGTTGTTGTTGGTGATCTGAAAGTTGTACAAGTAAATCCTGTATAGTCTTGTCTTGCTGGTGGAACAAAGAAAAGTGACCCGGCTGCAATAGCAGCAGCGACACCCATATTTCTTGCTCGCGCTGACCAGTTACTTTGAGGAATATTTGTTTTAGGAAGCCATTGATCTGCGGTGATTTCTCGTCGATTCCTAAAATACGGTGATCTTAATGGTTTAAACGACATGGTACTTTAATACCATTTTAGCAGTTAATAACCAATGACTCTATCTGTGAATCTAACAGCAGGAGAAGGAATAGACCCAACAATCACGGCAGCGCCAGCTCCCCCCAATGAATAAGTAGCATAAACAGAATGTCTATCGTCGGTATCACTCAAAGGAAGACTTAAATTAGTCGGTGAAGCATAACTATTAGCATCAAATCCGTTATTAGCGACAACATCCCAAAATCTTGTCCATGACGTATCATCTGAAATAAACCCCAAATAGTATTGTGTACCGCCAACTACTGATGGTGCTGTAGTATAAGTTAAATCTCTCCAAGCTGCGGTTGAGGATATATTGGCGGTTATATTTGAAACGCTATTTGTTACAAGAACCAAACTAGAAAAAACCCACAATGCACCTTTGACATCCGCTGTACCGCCCGGATCGGCAGCATAAAAAGTTAGTTTATCAATTGTTGCAGAATCCGCAGGAGTCCCTTCTGCTAATTCAGCAAAATTTGCGCCAGCAGCGCCACTTGTCGCCCCGATACTCGTATACCCGAATGTCGGGTCTACTATAACTGGATAAATCGCGTTATCAAGAAAATTTTGGTCGATAGTTACTATTAAAAATCCTTCGGCTTCATTGATATTTAACTCCCCCCAAGTTTCATTTCTATCAGCATCAATTACTTTTGGTCTATAAATATGAAATGCTTTGCCAACTTTATACTCCATGCCTGCTGCGTCATTCATTCGACCTTTTGTTTTGTGATAAACAGCGTAACTTCCAATTACGTTTTCTGACCTGACAGTTTCTTCGGTTTGTATTTCACTTTGAGTTAACGGAGGTTGGTAGAAAAAATCCAATTCTTTTGTTTGAATAGTAAACTCAAATTTATTAGTATCTGGTTTTTCTTTTAAAATAAGTTCAATTTCAAGTCCGCCATCCTCTCCTAAATTGTTTGGATCAAGTTCGTAAGTATGAAATTCAACTTTGGGTTTGATATATTTAATTACCTTACCCTCCGTTATAATTACTGGATTACCTGCTTCCTTATCCACATAACGAAATGAGGCATTTACCTCATTATCCCAACGCATTATTTTTGCTTGGGGATAAAAAGTTTCCGGTTGTTTAGAATCCCCTACTTCGAGAGTAATTCTATCTTTAAAATCACTTTTGATATCACGACCCAACGTATTATTGAAAATTTGAAATTTATCTGTTAAATCTTTTGGTAACTGTAGAGGTAATTTTGCCATATTATCTTGCAATTCCCGGCGCGAATATACTTGGCCTAAGTTTATTTTCTTTTTTAATCGGCGAAAATCCAGCATCAAAAGCATAGTCTATCTCCGCAACTAATTGAGTGCATTGTGGATCAGCCGTAGAGTCAATTGCTTTAAGCCCAATTTCCCATGCTGCCAGTTGTGATTGAGTTGGTTGTGTAGCTGGTGCGAATGTCTGAACTGAACCATTCGCATAAGCAGTTTGCCCTAATGTGATTGTTTCTGATAACTCATCAACACCAGCTACTCTTGAGAGAATTTGACAGGTAGAAGCACTTGCAGAAGATTTAATCATTACAGCCCTAATCATAACCGCATTAACTGTTTGTCCAGCAGTCGGGTCAGATACAGTCATTGATTCCTGATCGTTATTTGCTACTCCAATAATTTCTGTGCCAGTCCCATCATCAGTTTGAGGTTCACGAACATTTGTATAATCATTTGTCCATGCTGTGTAAGTGCCATTCGCGTTTGGAATTCCTAATTTATTGATTCCGGGATTTATGTAAGTTGTATCATCTCTAATGACAATATCATCGTAAATTAACTCCATTGCTGAATCTTCACCGCCTCCGCTATTTCTGTCACCAAAAACAAAGTAACCATTATTTTCAGTGCCTAAATCGGCTGCACCACCATTGATATTAAATTCTAATACTCCATCAATATATACCTGAACTTGATCCAAACTACGAGTCCAAACTACGTTAATTTGATATTTTCTTTTGGCATGAATTTTTGTCGTTCCTTCTGTTTGATTTCCATTTTGAACAATTATTTGCATCAACCCGTCAGATTTTATTCTTAAAATAATCATATGCGCATTATCACTTGATCGTACAGCTTCCCAAAATCTTCTTTGTAAATATTGTGGAATCGCCATTGGCTTCCAGTTGAAACGAATAGAACCTGTATCGGAAGTTCCGCTTGGAAAAACATTGGCAGCCCCACCACTTAATGTCATATCTAAAATTGCATAACCAGTCTGGCCATTAGAAGGGTTCACTCGAAGCGAATAATCTCCTGAGATTTTATTAACATTAGAAATTGACTGAGTTGTACCAGTTAGGTCTATATTCGGTCTGGTTGAACCCGTTTCAAAACCAGTAGTATATCTTACTGCCATGTTATCTTATTTTTTCCGTTGTGCTTATCACTCCTGCACTAACTGCTTTCGGATGTTGAAAATTATTAAATGGCGAGGCAAATAAATCGTTTGAAAACTCACACCACGGGTTAAGATCAGTTGTCAAACCGCTAGTAAGAGCAAAATCAGAAGCATTATTATTCCCTTGACGCATAGTATAAGTGGTTGCAGCAGATGGAGCAGCTGCGTGTCCTCCAATCTCAATTACTATTCTATCACCGGGTCGAGTTGTTAAAAGCGTGACCGCAGTCTGAGCAACAATTCTAGTGGCTGCCGTTGTTCCAAATTCTGTGTCCACATTAAAGGTACTAAATAAAGTTCCTCTGGCAGTTTGACCATCCTGAGAAAATACCTTTGCTAAAACTGCCAAAGTCACATTTGCAGTTGTCGCGCTCTCCAATACTCTTATAACAAGCGAGAATAAGATGCTTGTATCGAATATTTGAGGGGGAATAGGCTCGGAAACAAATTGATTACACAAAATATCTTGAGTTGTTGTAATAGGAACTGTACGAGTTCCAGTATTAGCAAGAGCGGAAAGAACAGAAAGACCTTTTTTATAAAGAAGTTTTAATCTTGTTGCTTGACCATTTTGTTCCCAACCAGCATCAAATGCCGGTGAAACTGGTGGCGTTCCTGATCCTTCTGCTGGAAAATAAAATCGTGTTGCAGCCATTACGATGCCCTCTCACTTCTTGACATACCACTTCCAACTCTACCAACTCTTATCATATTGTGAGGCATAGAAAGTGGCGTGTAAGTTATTGTAATTCTTATATGATCTATCTGTGCAGTCCCAGCTAAAAGTGTAGCAGCAGCACTAAGTACGACTCCGAAATTCTTATCGTTTATATCAATTGGGGTCAATGTTTCTCCCCATTTATCAGAAGCAGAACCAAAAGAAGAATACGCGTCAGCAGTAGGCCATGTTGCTCCGGCTGATTTATTCGTTGATCCGAACGAGCCACTTGGGAGTACAAGTCTTACGGCATTATCTGTAATAGAATTTAAAATAGTAGAATTTCGTTCCACTTCAACTAATATGCCATCAATCATTGAGTGAATTGGAATAGTAAAACCAAAATTTGTGACTTTGAGATATTGAGTAACTTCTGCTAGTAACAAAATTGCGGTGGCGTATACATTGTCCGAAAGTTGGGCGTTAGAAGGATTGGTTATTGCTATTGTGCCAACTGCGGTATCGTTTGCAAAAGTTGCCCCGTTTGTAGCTGCGGTTGCTGCCATATTTTCATTTTAGTTTAATGATTCAAGTAATTCTATATGTCCGGTTAAAGTATTCGAGGCATTTGCTGCACTCCATGTTGCCGTTAAAGCAAAAGCTGTGTCAGCGGTTAAGTCAACTGTGACTGCTGCCGGTGTTGCAACGCCTGCGGAACCCATTGGGTTAATTACACCATAATTTAGGACTGTTCCAAAAGTTGCTGCTGCATCCTCAAACATTCCAGCTTGCCCCATTGCGAATATAGTTCCAGCAGAACCATTAGAGCGTGTCTGTAGGATCAATTCAACTGACCACATTGCGTTAGTAGTTGCTGTTGCCGGTGTGATAAATGCACCAGAAGCAGCGAGAACAGTACCACCTACCCCACCCCATCTACCTCTAAATGTCATTGTCGGAACGGCCGTGACTACGTTGCTCCATCTACCATAAGCCGTTATTCTTAAAGCCCGACCATCCTGCATATAGTTAGCGGGGATTGTTATATTTGGAAAGATAATAGTTTCAACGGCGGTATTAGCAACCGCTGCTCCATCAGCAGTTGCCCAAAATAGTAATTCAGTCCAATATTGTCTACTCATGCGATGGCCTCCAAAGCAACTACTCTTTTATCAATTTCCGTACTCAATGATTCTTCAAATGTTTTCACAGTAGGTAAAGCAATATCCTCATCTATAATTTGAGTTCCTATAAACATTCTGACTCTTGCTGCAAATGACTTATCTGGTAATTCATGGATGTCTAGTATTTCGTATTTTTTATCCATTTTTCTTAACTGGTGTCTTTATTTTCAATCCGCCAGCTTCAAGTGTCGCCAAAACTGCTTTTCTTAACATTTGAAGGTCTTTTCTAATTTCACTAATTTGAGTTTGTAATTCTCTACGGGTAGGAAGTTTCACACCTGTTCTTTCACATTCTTCACAACTTAAACTTTTACCCTTAATTCCCATTGTATATCCGTATCCTCCGCAATTGTTACATTTCTCACCTAATACGCCGTCAATATTTTTAGGCTCGGGTAAGGAATCTGTGTTAATCAAGATTCTAGTTGGCTCTGGCATATTTTTATTATAGCATCAATAAGCTGAGATTTTGAATCCCCTACCGATTGACGTACTTTGAAGTGGAACTATCGCAGGAGGGATATCGCCTTCAACAACCGCTTCTGTGTAATCAATAAGTAACTGAGGTCTTTTGCTTGCAGTCACATTATCATCTGAGCCATAAAGAATTGCATCATTGGATTCGTTGTCGACTTGTAATAAAATCCCATTGTTCGTAAAAGTTCCGTTAATCATTTCTTGAATTGCCCTGCGATTTAAAATCACGCCTTTTCTACCCGGCGTTGTAGTGTCCGGCGCAGCAACTTGCGCATGGTATAAATTGATCGCTGTTGATTCTCTATCGTTTGCTCCGGCTGCACCTGCTGTTTGCCAACTATTGCCTGTTGAATAAACATTCCAAGTAGCTTGATTTTCTACCCATACTCGTTTTAGACGATAAACATTAAAATTTCTGGCACTATCTGAGTTATCCCCCGTAAAAGTCAACATTACTACTATTAAATTGATAGTTGCTGTGGCAGGAATTGAGTCTATGGCATATTTAATTAAAGCTCTCATTTGTTCAACACCAGCATTATGTTCACCAACAAATATGTCTTCTCCATCCTTATTTACTGTTGGTTCGTTACTGGTAAGATAAACGCTTTGAGTAGAAGTCACTTCCAGACTTAATCCAGTTGTAAAAAACGGGACATCAGTTGTGAATACAGGCGAGCCAGTTGCAGTAAGCGTTTGATTATTTCCGCTTGAGTCTAAATAGTTACCATTCAGTTTCCAATATCCTGCTGAACCATTAGCGCTCTCGCTATGTATATCAGCCAAAATCTGTGTAGCACTTCTTTCAGAGGCAAACACTCTAACTTGATTAACCTTACCATCTGTAAAGTTGGCTGGTGTACCCAATGTGTCATTTGCACCAATTGCAAAAGCCGAAGTATTATCGTGAATTGAGGTTGCTAAACCACTTGCAGTTGAATCCAACACACCGTTTATATAGAATTTACAAGTACCGGCAGCAGCGTTATAGGTAACTGCCACATGAATCCAAGTTCCTAAAGAATTGACATTTGTGAAAAAAGAGTAATTACTCGACACATCAGTTGGAGTGATGCCGTCAGAAGATATTACGAAATGTAATTTACCATTGGTTGTATTGATATAAAAACTATAACTTCTTCTGTTAGTGGCTTCGTCCCATTTCGATATAAGAACATGAGTCTTATCTGATTCTAAGTTTATCCATGCTTCGATACTTAAATTCCCTGTTATAGAAAGTGCTGCTGTGTCCGCAACCGAAGCATATTGAGAAGAACCAGACTCTAAATCAAGCGCCTTCGTATTAGTGATTGTAATAAATGGGTAAGTCAAACCATTGCCATTATTGTAAAGATCACTAATCTCATCTGTGGTTAAAAGCCGATTCCAACATCCTACTTCATCTATAATCCCATCATATTCCGCAGCGCCACCCACAATATTTAAACCGAAACATAAAGCAGCCGTACTATCTAAAAGCGAGGCTGGAATTGTACCAGTAAAACTTAAAGTTTGAAGAACATTATTGAGATAAATTTTGAGCCTGTCAGCGTTTGTTGCGCCTGCGCCATTATAGATAATGACCAAATGAGCCATCACGCCTACTGAAAGACCTCCTACACTTCCTTGTGGGCAACCAGCATCATCATTGTCAGTCAATTGATCTGCCAAAAGACAAATAATGTTTCCGCTTCCGTCAGTCCTTAATCTATAAGCAGCCTGACTACCATCTGCAAACTTGGAAATTAAAGCGTGAGCAGCAGCAGTAAGTGTTTCGGGTTTGACCCAAATAGACCATGACATTGCCGTTGTAAAGTCAAAATCGACACTATCTGCAATAGAAAGAGCTTCATCTAAATTCGACTCTTCAAAATCCGCCCCATTATCTATCACTCCGGCAGCCGAAGCTACTGTGTTATTGTCTGTAAGGTGATTTAAACCATGAGAATCCTTCCGTGTGCCATCCACTTCATCCATCTTCCAGTAAGAAATAAGGTTATCAAGTAATCCCATTTAAAAAATTGGTAGTCCTTTTTCTTCCTTTTCCAATCTCTTTTCCAAAATCTCACAATGGTCATTACAGGTTCTTTTCATACAAGTAAGCCCCTGACAGGAAATACAAATACCATTGATGAAGTTTTTATTATTCTTGCCCATGTATTTAAGATACTGACGGGCATTACCGGGATTGTAAAGACCATGGAATCCACAATGCGCGCACATTCGAGTTTCAAGTTCGACTTTGCCGTTTGGGAGTTCCGGATCGTGAATTATGACATAACCAGAGGCTCTTTTACCCACAAAATACTGTGACATAACCTAATTATAGCAATCTATTTAGAAAAGGGGGAGCTTACTTCTTGCCTGCGCGGAAGTCTGCATAGCAATCATTGCAGGCTTCTTCGGCCTTAGTTTTTTCGGGGGCTTCGGGAACTGCATATCGAATCTCAAATCCATTAACACCATCTGCACTATTCTCTGCTGTCAGAGGTTTTTTGCAACGATCACAATGTCTTACGTTTTCGTCTGCCATGTTTATTCCTCAAAATGGATTGTCATTCGGTAAATTACTGCTGATCCAGCAATTGAAATTACCTGAACGCCAATTCCTGCTGCTGCTGCTGCTGAGAAAATAAGTTCGCCACCCGGTGCTGCAACCCATCTATAAGTTGCACGCTGATTCTGCGCCCATTGAAAAAGAATAATGTTAGCTGTATAGGTAGGTTCTACTGTCGGGGCTTCCTGACAGGCTGTAACGGCTGCAATTGTAAGTGGGTCTAGTGGAGTAGGTGTAATTGCTGTTCCAGTTGTTCCGGCGACTGTAGTTCTTTGAAGCGCATACTCGACTGCATTATCGGCAGGAGTCGCATTAGAACCGAGAGTAAAGTCATAAATCTTTGGCCTAACTGTAGCAGCGCCAGTCAATCCGAGAAGGGTTGTGGCTGCTGTGCTGGTATCTTGTCCGTCTACTGCAAATCTTGCCATTTTGTTTTAAAAAAAGCGCTTAGGATAAATTCCTTGCGCTCGGTTTTTCCGTTATCGCTTACTAAATTAAGTTTAAAACAGAGATAACTCAATTGTCAAGTCCTATTAAAAATTAGTAGTCTTGCCCATCATTCCCACGTTCTGCTTCTGCCGGAAGTTTCCCTATAACTTCGCGGTCTAAATTACCATGTTTTAAGGTTTCTATTGTCTTTTGAAGATCAAGCTCATATTTCAATTCGTTATCATTTAAGGGAATGGGTTTTTCTCTGCTCTGCTTCCAATCAATAATAACTCCTCTTGCCCAAATTTCGTGCATTGATCTTGGAATTCCATGAGTCGTGGTTGAGGGATCAACACTCATATCAACTGTTGAGGTCAAATCAGTAACGGCAGTAGGCCAAGTATTGCACCATAACTTTAATCCGCTTGCGACTGTTGTAATCGAGCCAGAATAAATCATAATTGACTTTCTAAGAAGATCATAAAATGCTTCACCTTCAAGATTAGCAAAATAATAAGTGATGTTTGTTTCATTTGTAGGTTTCGGGTGGGAAGTAATATCCAGTTCGTCTAATTTCAACCAGTTAGTACCATCTAACTTAGCTTCAATTCTTTTAATTCTTGAAAGAATATCTGCCGGAAAAGGATAATCCCGTTGGTTTAAAACAAGACCGGTTGTTTGGGGAATCAGTAAAATATCTTCATCAGTCTTAATAATATCCTGCGCGATCTGATCCTGTCTTTGCCTCATTAAAATAATAATATCAGCGTTGGTAAAAGTTGTGGAATTAGTCCTCGTTTTAAGTCTAACGTACTCTGCAAACTGTACGGGTGTCATGCTTTGATTATAGCATTAAAAGAAGAAATTACTCGCTACCGATTGCGAAGGCTGAATATGTCCCATCTGTAGTACGGGTACATATTACTCGAATGGCTTTTAAGCCAGTCAGCTCGTCAAGCCAGACCAAAACAGAAGTGTTTGTGCTTAGTGTTTTAGAAGCAACTCTTGTAAGATTTTGTACATTTGAATTTATGACGTTATCAATAAGTACATTTAGAGGAACCCAATTCGTGCCATTAAGCGTTCCTTCAACTGTAAACACACCATTTCCGACAGAAATACCAGTTGACAAAAATTGTAAACCAATTCTTTTTAATCCCTCAATATTAAACGGGCTGGAAGTCGTAGTCACGACTACTGCATTAAGAAGCGTCTGTTCTCTAAATAGCGGACTCATAATTAAAGTATATCACTTTGAAAAGATAAACGGAATGTTTTATTCAATTCCGTAAACGAAGTATGCTTGTGAACCTGCGGTGACGTTAGTGATAATTACTAAAAATTGTCTGATTATATTTTGGGCAACTGTTAAAGTTCCATCACCCGTTCCGCCTGCACCGCCTGCCACTGTAATCGTAAAAGCACCGGCAGCTTTATTGTTGACAATAAATAGAAAACTATCTCCTATTTTCGGATTCTCAATTGCCCCAACTAAAAGGGCTGCTGTAGGTAGTGTATAAGTTGCACCAGCTGTCGGAGTACCATCAAGGATTCTAGTTAAAAGTTGGGCTGCGGTGATTGTTGCTGTATCAGTAACGGCAGTCTGAGTTACCTTATTAGTGTTGTCATACATATCAGACAACGCTTTTTCAAGAGGAAAATTACCATGAGTGACTTCGGAATTAAGTGTTGGTTTCATATTCTTTTTCCTTACTCTGCCCTAAACTTAACCTTCTGCGACCCAACGATTCTGTTTGTTTTGAAGAATAGCTGCTGCGCCAATCGTTATCACTCCGGTCGTTGCATTGACTGAGATAGCAACGTCTGCTGTATCAAGTGTTCGAGTTCCAGCAGCTACAGTCTTGAGTGTAGTCCCGGCTGCTGCACCTTGAAACCACTCGTAAGAAATACGATCAGTCACATTGTGCCATGCAACATAGCGAGGGATGAATCCAACTGTTAATGTTGCTGCTGCCGGTGAAGCAACGTCGTCCAAAAAGCTCCCTTGCGCCTTGTTGACTACGCTTGCTTCTACTTTTGACTGTGTTTGTGTTATCGCCATGTTCTTATTTTAAGTTTAGCTTACTGCGTGCTGCAAATCAACCAAGAAATTGTCGTTAAGAATCTTAGCGACATAGGTTAATTTCCAACCCGAAGTTGACCTTTGATCTAGTGGGTCTGCTGTTCCAGCAGAACCAAGAGGTTTTACTATATTCATAAGAGATTTTCCAGAAATTCTTGTCTGGGCATAAGCGTACATTCCAACTATTAAAGTTGAGTAAACGTCAATTCCGCCTGCCCCACCTGCGGTTCTAACTTTTGCATTTGTTGATTCAATGAATCTAACCCCAGCAATTGATCCAACTTCATTTGCCATAACATCACCTTTGTTTGGGTACTTTTCAACTGGAATCCAGCCAACTGCATCATCAAGATCAAAAGTTGTACTTGGGTGAACTATCCCAATAAATGCTGCGTTGAGAGGTGTCGTGTTGTAACCCGTTGAAGGGTTAATCATAGAAGTAACCGGTTTTGCATTTGCAATCTTTAGGGTTCTAACTGCTTCTTTAACTTCTGCCCTGTTAATTTTCATTGCTGCCGTAACTGTTACTGTAGAAACGGCGGTTGAAGCAAATTGTTTTGTGGTAGTTGCTGCAACTACATCTCGGCAAAGTTGGTCAAGAGAGTCACCAACTTGAATACCAAGAAGTTCTGCGGTTTCAGTAAGTATCGGGTCGTAAGTTTCCCACTGGACTTTATCAGTTAGAGTTACATAATCGCCGTAGTAAAGAACAACTGCGGTGATGTCAGTAACCGAAAGTTGTTTACCAGAAGGAGTAACACCTTCTGTTAACGCTGTGGTTTGTGCTGCCAAAAGTCCGTATCTTCGGAATTTAATTGTATCAGTACCGGAATTTGCAGGAATATCTCTTACTTGAGCGAAGCGATTGTGGACAAAGGCAGGAACAGCTTTCTCTAAAAGAACTCTGTCATAGAAGTTATTTACTTCTGCCGGTATTTGTGTTCTGGTTGTGTCAGCCATTTTCTATTAAAAAAAGCGCCAGTCATTTGACTGAGCGCTCGGTTTTTCCGTTACGCGGTTCTAAATTAAGTTTAAAACAACATATTCTTATTTGTCAAGTGCCTCAATTAAAGTTGATCCCTAACAGTTTTTCCAGTTTCCGGATCAAGCCTATCAATCAATAATTCTTCCCCTGCTTCACTTGTCTGCTGATATTTCTCATCAATTGTTTGTGCAACTTGCTGAGGAATCATCACACGAACACCTTTGGGAACTAGATATTGGAAGCCATTAAGAGTGACTGGTTGAATTGCTCCGCTTCTGTGGACTTGTTCATTCCTGCGAGTCTTTTCATTAAAAACCCAATCCACAATACCTTTTGTTTCTTTCCCCTCAAGCGGATAAAATCTCTCAACTTTGGGCTGTGATGCCAATACACTTCTCATGTGTTCTAATTTTGTTTTGTGTGATTGCTCAACCTGTTTTTCTTCTTGGGGACTAGCAGGTGCATTAAGACTTTCAACTTTTTTGATAGCACCACTTGCGCGCAAAGTATTGATTGTTGCAATCAAAGGGGCTTTTGTCACAAACAATTTAGCGTCATTTTCGGGCATACCCAATTTGACTGCCTCTGCTTGGAGTTCTTTAACTGTCAATTCTTCTAAATTAGATTCTGCCATCTTTCACCTCCTTATATAATCGCTGCAATAAATTGAGTTACAGGATCAGTATTTTTTTTAAGTTCTTTGATAGTTTTTGGCGCAACAGGTAACGTAGGTTTTATCCTCTCGTACCATTTTCTGTATTCTGATGTTTGAGTAAAAGATTGCTCTGGTTTTTTTATAGTATCCACGTTATACTCCTTCTCTACCGAATACTTTAGCTTTTTGCGCCTCTAAATCTTCTTTAGATGCCGTTGACCAGTCAACTTTTCCGCCTTCCTGTTTCCTCGCGTTTGAACCGCCTGCTTGAGTGTCTTTAGCTTTTTTGTCCGCTTCTCTTTCCTTAGCTGCACCAATCTTTTGTTGATCTTTAGAAGCAACAATTGCTGCAATATTATTAACTGGAATGTTTCTATAAGCCGGATGGCCTATGAATTTTAACATTGACCCCCGATACTTTTCATACTCTGGATTCGCCCTTATAAAAGAATCTACCTCAACTTGATCTTTAGTTGCTGCTAACTCCCGTGCAAGGGAATCAACTCTTTTATCAACCACCTTAGTAATTGTCTTTTCATCATCCGGATTTATTTCCTCGTCTTCATCTCCTTCTGCCTCATCTTCTTTTGTCTTTGCTTTTGCTTTTTCCGCCGGAGTTCTGGTTTCAGGCTCAACGTCTTCTGGGGGTTCTTCTTTTGTCGCTTTTTCTAATCCGTATTTTTCCAATTGCTCGTCCGAAAGTTCGGCTTTGTTGTCTTCAAGAAATGTCTTTTGATCGTCAGACAAATCATCAGGAGCAATTTCGGCGACCTCACTTAAAACTAAGTCTGGGGTTTCAGTATTTTCGTTGTCTTGAGGGTCTGTATCTGCCATGTCGGTTTTTCCGTTAGCTTTCTTTAACTATAATACGTCACTCGTAGGCTTGTCAATTCGTTGCCCTACGGCGTGATTTTTTTAACTCATCAACATCTAAGTAAGGATCAAAGTCTGGTGATTTTGATTCAATTGATTGAAGCCTTATAATCATTATTTCAGGCGTGTCCCTTGCTTCTTCATAGGCTTTGAGTTTGTCGCGCAGTCTGTCTATATCCTCTTTAGTTTCGTCCTCTGTGCCATTGACTATTTGCTCTCTAAGAAACTCAATGTTTGCATTTAAAACTTCAACCAATAATTTCCATGCAGGGTTGTGTTGTAAGTCCTCAAAAAGAGTTACTGCGTTCTGTTTATCTTTTTCGGTTTTAAATAAATCTCTCATTGAGTTGGTGCGCCCGGCGCTTGACTTGGAGCAATTGGCCTTGCTTGAGGAACATTAGGTGTTGCCAACTTTTCAGTTCCGGGCGGTTGAAATTCTGCTGATCCTGTGTCTTGAGGGAAAAGCTCCGGTTGAACTTTCTTTATAGATAACGCTTCTTCGTGAGTCGTAATATGAGCGTAAGTTGCAGGAGTATCACCAGCTTTTGAGTGCATTTCCAAATGAACATTATGATCGTCCTCGACTGAAATTGGAACTGTAATATCGTTGTTAAGACTGTCATTTTCCCTCTCTGCAATTCGCTCATCAATGGTCGGAGGGAATAATCTCTCAACCTCGTCCTTTTCAAGCCCGTTTAGTTTTGCCAGTTTCTTGAGTCCCCATCTGCGGTTTGAGGTCGGCTCTTGCAAAGCAAGCCCGAAGTAAGCAGTCAATGCTTGTCGTTCCTCTAACTGTCTGGCACGAGAAACAACTCGACTCTCAATCTTCACGTCCGGATCAATGTTCGCAACTATGTTAGATCGTCTAAGAGGTCTATGCTTTGCCCCAAATGCGCCAACTAATCTAATTACTTTCTCATCAATGTCACTTTCAAAATTACTCTTATAAAGTCTGTACCACTGTAACCAAAATCTTTTTTCACTCCATCCAAATACTTTTGCGGAAAGTGAATAACGGGTATCAACCTTAGAAGCAATGATGTTAATTTCTCCAAGAGTTCTCTTTTCTTCGGAAACTTGTCCTTGCTGTAACTCCGGAGTCGCAGTTGCCTTTTGCGCGGAAATATCAAGTGAGTTATAAATAAAGTCTAAAAGTTGTAGGTTTGGTCTATTTTTAATCAAAGGTGCAACTGCATTAGTTACATTCTGGTCTTTAGCGTCAATGGGAATAAACTTGT